AATCACCCTGCTCGACGATGGTGTCATCAACAAGTTTTCGGTTGGGTTCGTCATGCGCGATTCCAAGATGGACGACAACCGCAACCGCATTGTCACCGACGCATTCGTGCGTGAGGTGTCGCTAGTTTCGTTCCCGTGGTACTCAGACGCATCTGTGACTGAGGTTCGCGAGGACGACACCGACCCGGAAATCCCGGACTCGGCTTCCCCCAAGGAGGAAACTGTGGAGGAAATCACTCCCACCGATTCCGGCCTCGCCGAGGTCCGCGAATCAATCCAGATGCTCGAGCGAGAAATCGCTGGCATCAACAAGGTCGAGGCAGTTGCCCCGTCCTACCGAACCGCTGGTGACTTTTTGCAGGCACTTGTTGCTGGCGAGGAAAACGCTGTCAAGATTTACGACCGCGTTTACGCTGGTGCAACCACCGCCGATTCGGTCACCACGCCCATCGACGTTGACCTGATTCGTTTGGTCGAAGCAGCCAACCCTCTCGGTGCTGTGTTCGGCACAGGTGTCACCCCGGCAACGGGCATGACGATCACGTTCGCACAGGTTGATGGAATCACCGACGGCACGGACACTCAGGCCGCCGAAGGTGACGACCTCGGTTACTACCAACTCAACTTGGAAACGGTCACCGAGAACATCATCACGGTCGGAAACTACAGCGAACTTTCGCGTCAGGTCATCGACCGTTCATCGGTTGACTACCTGAACTCGGTTCTCCGTGGACAGGCCCTTGCACTCGGTAAAGAACTTGCTACGCAGCTGCGCACCAAGTACGCCGCCGTTTGCGCTTCGCAGGTTTCCGCAGGCAACAAGGTCACCCTTGCGGCCACCGACTATGCAGGATGGGTTGGCGGACTTGCTGACGCATCGGCAAACTACTTCACCCCCAACGGTGTGCAGATTGACGCACTCATCGTTGACAAGGCGACGTTCAAGGACCTGCTGGCCCTCGACGGAACCCCGGTCATCTCGTTCGCTGGTGAAAACGTCGGTGCGGTCGGTTCGGCAAACGTGTCCGGACTCCGCGGATCCATTGCAGGCATCCCCATTGTTGTTGACGCTGGTCTTGACCACGTGAACAAGGATGAGTGTGCATTCGTGTCGTCGCTGGCTCTCCGCCAGTACACGTCCGGTGCGCTTCGCCTCTCGCAGGAGAACGCGGTCAACCTCTCCGAGGCATTCTCGCTGTCGACCTACACGGCGACTGCGGACGAGTACCCTGCGTTCATCATCCCCATCGACCAGACCCCGTAATAACGGCTAAGGACAAACCATGTCACAACCAGTACCTGCCTATCAAGCGTTGAAGGATTACGTCGGTGCGACGGCTCCTGATGATGCGGTTGTTGAGGCGTGCTGGGATGAGGCTACGGCTCTGGTCACCAAGTTCGTGGGTACTGCGACGGTAAACGCAGACGTTCTGTTTCGCGCCAAGATTGAGTGTGGATCGGAATTGTTTCACCGTCGTAGTGCCCCGAACGGTGTCGCACAGTTTGCGACATTGGACGGCGGTTCTGCTGTTCGGGTGGCCCGTGACCCGATGATTGCCGCCTACCCCATTCTTGTTCCGTGGGTGGGCCTTGGTGTCGCATGATTGTTCAGGCTAGAGGCGCAATCGAAACCCTGTTCGACGATGCAGGATTCAACGTGTCCGGGTTTGTTCCCGAACGAATCACACCGCCCGTTGCAATCATCGCCCCGTCCGGGGATTGGGTTCAGTCCGGCGATACGTTTGGTTCGTTTCGGGTCGGATTCGATGTCACGCTGATTACGCCGACAGCATCGAATGCCAAAGTGACGGACGAACTTGACCAGATGGTTGACGACGCTCTCGCGGCGGTTTCCGACGCGGCCGGGTTCTATGCTTCGCAGGTTTCTGCCCCGTCACTTCTGTCGGTTCAAAACGCAGAGTTCTTTTCGACCACAATCACTATTTACCAAAACACTCACCTCTAAGGAGAAAACTCGATGACTACATCGACACGCATCAAAGCAAACGCTCTGTTGCTTACCATTGACGGCACGGACTACTGGGCGGATTTCTCGTCGGTCATGATGCAGTCGGAGGAAGCATCGTCGGATGTCAACACGTTCTATGACGCATCGCTCGGTGGCCGCCGCGACTTCTACTTCACCGTGTCCGGTGTTCAGTCCACGGAGTCAACGTCGTTCTGGCGTTCGATGTGGGCTGACGCAGGTTCCGAGGTTGCGTTCGTTTACGCACCGCACGGAAACGCTGCCGCATCATCCGACGAACCTCACTTCACCGGAACGCTTCGTATCCCGGCAAAGGGTTCGTTCATGATCGGTGGAGAAGCGTCAGCGGACGGCACGTTCGCATTCGATGGTGTCCGCATGGACATCGTTGGGGACGTAACGCTCGACACCACCCCGTAAGCCTGATTGTGGGTACGGTTCTTACCGGTTCTACCGATGGGATTTATCTCCTCAAGGACACTAAAGGCCGTACCTACATCAAGGGTTTAGAAGCAACCCGTCAGAAGTTTCTCAAGATGGGTGGCGACCGCAACCTGTTCGAGAAATGGATAAAAGAGGCCGCAATGGTTGGGGCACGTGAAGCTGTCAGTATGGCCCCGGTTCGTACTGGCAAACTTGCCGCCTCGATTCGCGGTTACGCATCTAAAGCGGTGGACATCAAGGCAGGTTCTGGTGGTGCTGTGGATCGTCGAATGGTGTTTGGTGGTGTTATCACCGCCGGGTCGGGTCGTGTGAGGAACGTGACAGGTGGTGGAACGGTCACCACAGGCGTTCTGTACGCCCGTGCCGTATCTCTGGGCACTTACCACGTCGCAGGTCAGCAGTCGGTGTCTGGTGACCGCACATGGCGCACTACGGTTCGCGGTAAAGGCAACGCCTACATCGTCAAGGCCCGTGAGAAAAAGAAGTCTTACATGGTCACGTTGCTAAACTTCAAATTGTCACAATACATAAAGCAGAAAGGCTTTCAAACAAAATGAACTTCGAGGACATTACACTCGGCGAAATCGCCGAAATCGAGGACTACGCGCAACTGCCGTTTTCCGACATCGGTGAGGAACGTGTCGGTGTCATCAAATTGCGTATCGCCCTGGCATGGATCATGAAGCGTCGGGTTGACTCGGCGTTTACGATTCAGCAGGCAGAAAAACTTACCCCAACCGATTTCGCAGAATTGTTTGGGGAGGACGACAACTCAAAAAAATAAAGGATGACCGGGCGACTGTGCTAGCTGCGCTTGTGGCTGGTGCAGGCCTCTCGGTCACCGAAGCAAACAACCTGACGTTGCGAGAACGTAACGCTATTTTCAAGTTTATGAACGGAGGCAAATAATGGCTGTACCTAACATGATTGTTACTTTGGCTATGAACGCCACGAAGTATGCTCAAGGCCTGAAAAATGCTAGCCGACAGTCGACATCGTTTGGTCAGTTTGCCAGCAAAGCGTTCAACATTGCCAAGGCCGCAATGTTCACCATGACTCTGGCAATTCTCCGGGCTATTCCTGCCATTGCGAACATGGGTGCGGAGTCGCGTAAGGCTGACGTGCAGTTGCGGTTCATGCTTGAGAATATGCAGGGCGTGTCAAAGGCGACCGATGCCGCGGTGAAGCGTATGTCTGCTTATGCGACGCAGGTTAGTAAAGCGACGGGCATTGACGATGAACAGGTCAAGGCTGTTCAAAAGAAACTCATCATGTTCAAGGCGTTGCGTAAGACGGTTGATGAGATGGGTGGCACGTTTGACCGGACCACGATGGCGGCGATTGATTTGGCTGCTGGTGGTTTTGGTGACATGGAATCGAACGCGATCAAACTTGGTCGAATGTTGGAGAACCCAGTCAAGGCGTTGGATGCGATGAACCGTGCTGGTGTGACGTTTACGGAAACGGAACGTGCCAAGATTACGGCGTTGGCTGAGTCCGGCAAATTGATGCAGGCGCAAGAACTTATCCTTGCAAAGGTTGAGGGTCGCGTAAAGGGTTTGGCGGAGGCTTCGGCGACACCGTTTGAAAAGATGGCCCAACAGTTTGCTGAGATGGGCGACATTATTGGTGAGGCCATGTTGCCCCATCTTGAAAAGATGAACGAAAGAATTAGTGAGTGGTTGTCGTCCCCTGAGGGTCAGGAGGATTTGGACAACATTGTGCAGGCGTTTATTTCAATGGCTGAGGCAATCAACAGCGTGGTTGGGTTTGTTATCGATTTGATGGACGCATGGCGTGGTGCGACGAATGAACTTGATGCGTACACGAAAAAGAACAACGAGATTACTAGAAGCGGTGGTATTGCGCCGACTCGATTCCCCGGTGTTGGAATTGGCATGGATCGCGCCGCCGTTGGCAAAGGCACAACAGTCATCAACATCAATGGGGCAACCGATTCGGTTTCAGCCGGGCGTGAAACTCGCCGAGCACTCGACGCTTTTAGCCGGGCGAACGGGCGACGATAATGGCACTACCCATTATTGAACAACCTCTCTACGGGCAGGTGACGTTTGAAACCGCAGCTTGGGCCTCGACGTTTACTTGGGTGGATCGTAGTTCGGCGGTTGTTGAAGGGATTACTTATTCGCAGGGTGGTCGTGTTGGGTTGCCCGGGTTCTCACAAACCGATGTGGGTACGCTGAACGCGACGTTCAAGGATTTGGTGACACCGCCGCTGGTTGGCGATTTGGTGCGGTTGCGTCGCACCGGAACAACCGAATATGCGTTCATCGGCTATGTGCAGGATGTGTCGCAACGGGTTGTGTTTGATAACTCGGTGTCGCTGAACACCCCGGTTGTGTTGACGACCATTAACTGTTTGGACTGGGTTGGGTATGTTTCGCAGTTTCAGGTGGTGGGTGTTGGCGGCCTGGCAGTTACCACCTACGCCAAAGAAACGTACTATTCGTACAAGTCACGGGCACGGGCACTCAACAACGTCATCGACGGAACAAACGCCACACAGCTCATTGCGTTCGACGCAGCATCCGCCACATCCATCATCGGCGACACCGACCTAGTCGGAACAATCTCTGATCATCTCGATTTGGCTGCGGCCACACAGAACCTGTATTGGTATGCGAACAATGTTCTGCCGACCAACAAAACAACTGGGCGGACTGGTCTGATTACTATTCGACCGTTGACCACGGCACCGTCGTCGGGTAAGACGTTCACCGATGTTGCTGGGTCTGCCGGGCAACTGCATTACACCGAGATTGATTTCGAGTCGTCGTCGCAGAACGTTGCCAACACCATTGTCATCAACAACTTCTCCGTAGTTACTGATGTCAGCACTAACAAAGAAGTTTCTAAAATTGGTGGCGCAAATGTCCCCAATTACAACATTGTGAACGGTGTCGAAGTGGTGTCTGTACCGTACGACACGAACTGGTCGGCGACAGACGCAACATCCATCACAACCTATGGGAACCGTGCCAGCGAAGTAAACACCAACTTGGCAGGTATTGTGCAGGATCTAAACTTGGTCGGCAACCCGTCGCTGGAATACTCCGATGAGGGTTACACCACCCAGCAAACAAGGATTGCCCGGCGCAAACCAGCAGACAACAGTACGCCCTTTACTGCGTATCATGGCGAAT